TCGCGCGCTTATGTTCATCACGTTGGAAGCCAAACTTGCGGAAACGACGCCAAGAAGTGCATGGACGATGCCGAGCCTTGGCTGCGCGAGAATCGGCCAGAACTTCACGCGCGGTGGTATTTAACGAAAGGCGCATAAGTATGGCCGCCGTGCGAGACTTCGATCCGACTCAGATCAACGCAGATTTCTCTGCTATTTTGGCACAGGCTGGCATCGCGTTCACCTATCAAGGCAACAGCATCACTGGCGTTTGGTCTGCATCGCGCGATGCGTTTGCGGACTTTGAAGATCAACGCCGCGACGATTCCAAGTTCACGGTATTTCTTTTGACGACGAGCGTGAGCGCAGTTCCTAAAGTTACGCAGACGCTTTCTCGCGCGGGAATTACCTATTTTATTGAACGCGTGACGTTAGATGCCGAGGGCGCGGGCTGCGAAATCGAAGTCTGCAAAACAATATGATTCAAATTGAGACTAGCTTTCATCGTTTGGAATACCAACTAGCGCGCCTTGCTCTGGCCGCAAAGGTCGATCTTGGCTTGGTGATTAAAGAGGAAGCCAAGTATGCGATTCAGACAATCGTGAAATTCACGCCGCCTAAAACTAAAGAACAAGGTGCAAACGCAGTGCGCGGTGATTTTAGCCGATTGGCGCAACCTTTAGTTTATAATGATCTTAAAGCAAAGGCTACAAAAGGCGGTTTTTATGGTTCGATGGCTAAATATGTTCGCAATCGTAATGTTGAAAAAATGCGTGCGCTTTTGCGTAATCCAAAGTTAACCGGATACTATGGAATGAAATTGCTTGAGAATGAAGATGCTTTAAGAGTGGAACACAAAGCGCGAAGAAATGGTCGTGGTAGAATAACTGGAAAAGCAATTGCTCTAGCATTTGGTGCTGATTTCAAAAAATTTAGAAACGAAATTGAAGGTCGCGTTGGATGGACAGTATCAGGCTGGAACTCCTCTGCAAAAGTTGCTGATGCACGATACAAGAAATTCTCAGAAAAACTAAAACCACAAGGCGGAGGTTCTGGACGTTTATTTGGTTATGTCAGTTCTAGCTTTGGAGAAAGACCATTTATTAAAGCTACAGCTTCGCACGTTAAGATTCCAAATTATCAACGTATGATTGATGGTGCAATTAACTCACGCGAAAGTACCACTATTAAAAAATTAGAAGCAATTCGCGCTAATCGCGCAGTAAACTTGGGATTCACTAGAGTCAACGGAGCAATGCCACTACTAACTGCCGCAGCATGAGCACACGCACAAACATCCGCAACGCTACCGCAACTGCTCTTACGACCGCTCTGGTCGTGCCTACGGCAAACATCCTTCGTGGGCGCAACAACACGATTGCCAGTGTCAGCTTTCCGTCGGCTGCGGTCTATGCCGTCACTGAGCAAATCGAGGTCCGAACGCTTGGTCCAAACAACCGCACTCAGTATCGTCAACTTCAACTGGTTGTTGATTACTTCACGGCTGAAAGTGGAACTTATTTAATCGACGATCTTTTCGATACTGGCTCTGCTGCTGTGGAAGCAGCGATATTAGCTGATGTTACACTTGGTGGAATATGTCGCGATACGCATTTGACGAATGTCGAATATGTGATCGAACCCGACGAGGAACGCCGCTGGGGCACTGCTCGTCACACTTTTAACTGCATTTATTTAACTAACGACTAACATGGCAAATCATCTTGGCCGCGAAGGCCTTATCAAAATCTCGTCCGCCACTATCGGCGAACTCCGTAATTACTCCTTAATGCACTCATCGGATACGGTTGATGATAGCGTTATCGGAGACGTCTATCGCACGCGTCAAGGTTCAATGAAAACTTGGTCCGCAAGTGGCGATGTTCATTGGGATGAAACTGATGCTGGTCAGTTACTCATTACCATCGGTTCTACTGTTACGCTTCTGCTCTATCCAGAAGGCAATCAAACGAGTGACGTTTATTATAGCGGCTCGGCCATTGTCACGAAGTTCGACGTTTCGGCTTCGTTCGATGGTCTGGTCGAAGGATCGATTGCCTTCGAAGGCAACGGCGCGCTCTCGACTCTGACCGTTTAACGCTAGTAAAACACAAAACAAAACAAACACATGGAAGCCATTGATTTAATTCGTGAACATTTTACAAGCCTTGGTACTAAACGTATTGAGGTTCCAGAATGGAAATTGGTTATTTTTGCAACGCCTATGACGCTTGCTGAAAAAAACCGTATTTATAAAAAAAGTAGAGATAGCGATATGGAGTTATTGGTTGATATTCTTATTATGAAAGCAACTGATGAACAAGGTGCAAAATTGTTTACTGTCGAAAATAAAATTACACTTTTAAATAAGGCCGATAGCAATGTACTCGCAAGAGTATCAAATGAGATTATGTCGGATCGCGCTCCTGTAATTGACGACTTAAAAAACTAATCGACGGCGACAAAGGTGCCGACCTACTCGCCGTCTATGCCATCGCTGAACGTCTCGGCAAATTTGCTTACGAAGTCCTTGCAATGCCAGCTGAAGAAATGAATGGCTGGCTTGCTTATATTAACCACCAAAATAAACTGAGAAAACATCATGGCAGCTGACGCTTCATTTACACTCAGGGCGGTTGATGCAACAAAACAAGCATTTGCAAGCGTTCAAAATTCGCTGCAAAATATAAAAAGCTCAACACATGATGTATCTAGAAATTTAGCTACTGCATTTGGTTTTAAAGCGGCAATAGGAGCTGCTCAAAAATTAAATCAAGTAATGAAGGATGCTGAAGCAGCAGGAACAGCAGGTGGGTTAATTGATAAAAGTACTTTAGATGGTGTCATTATTTATAATGACATGGTCAAAAAAGGAACTGAAAATTTTCAATATTCAATAGGAAAAACAATAGGTTTTATTCAAAATGTTATAGGACTAACTAATGAACAAAGTGATGCTGAAAATAAAGTAACTGCTGCTCAACAAGCACAAAACATATTACGAGAAAAGCAAGGACCAGCATTAAGAGTTCTTGCTCAAAAATTGACCGAACAAGCTGCTTTAAATGAACTAATTAATGGCGGTGATAATCAAATTTTAGATCATTTAAAAGAACAAGCTAAAGCTATTGAAATGAAAGGAAAAATGGAAACTGATTTGGTTTTAAAAGCACAATCAGAACTTGATTTATCAGTAGCAAATGGACTTGTTATAAGTCAGGTCAAAAAAATGCGTGATGATGAAAAAAACACGCTTAAAGAATCTCTAAAAATTAAAGATGAATTAAACGCATCCATTGGAATAGAATTTGATGTCACAAAACGATCAAATGATTTATTGGAAAAACGTGCTGATTTATATGCACAAATGTCTAAATTAGATCGGAAAACTTCTAAAGGTGCAGATGATTACGCAGAACTTAGAAAACAAAAACAAGATATTGAAAAAGATTTGATACCATTGTTGCAGCAGCGTTACACGTTAGAAAAACAAATTGGCGAAGTAGTTGGGCAAAATTTTCAAAAAGCAATTTTGGAAGGTGGAAAAGCTATTGATATTGTTAAGGCAATGGTGAAAGAAATTATATCTCTAATTTTCTATCAAACCGTCACTAGACAGATCGCATCAGGAATCTCTGGTTTATTAATTGGTAATCCTTTAGTAGGTTCAATAATTGGAGCACCTATTGCAGTATCAGGAGCAAAAGCTGCGGGTGGACCTGTTGGATCAGGTAAAAGCTATATCGTAGGAGAGAGAGGCCCAGAATTATTTGTTCCTAATGCAAATGGAAGCATTGTTCCAAATAATGCATTAAGTTCAAATGCAGGAATGAATAGTGGTGGCATTAATATTACTTACAATATAGCTGGTGGTGTATCTCGATCTGAACTCGCTCCGATCTTAGAGCAAGAGCGTCGCCGACTAAAAGCCGAGATACCAGACATGGTGCGCCGTGGTGGCGCGTATCGTTCAGCCTTCGCGTAATTCTCATGGCTATTTCATACCCACTCACGCCTCCCGCTGCGCTTGAAGCATCGCGTCTTTCGATTACAGGCGTCAGCGCAGTCTCGCGCAACGTCTCGCCGTTCACGATGCA